CATTTACTGTAACTTTCGTCAATCCACCATCCATATTGCATGAACCGGTATACACATTCCTTTTGAAATTGTTAAAGGTCCAGAAAATCCATAATAATTAAAAGATACTGTACCCCCTGGATTAATTGTCATCATCCATCTGGCAGTTGTCTTATTTTTTATATCTCCCTGTTGAATAGACCATACATTGCGAGAAGGTCTCATATCCTCAGGAATGTTTCTAAACAAACTATCATGATCTGCAAAACTTGTTGAATTTGTTATAATTCCCACCAATTCTACAGTTTTCCCTACTCTTCTGATTTTAGGTGCATCAGTAGTGGACCATGCTGATATGCCATATCCACATTCAACCGATTTCCAGCCTGTATCATACACTTCTCCGGATGTTTCAATAAGGGTTAACTCCTGCCAATCCTTCCAGCCGGCATTTTCATAACGCTTATAAATCACATTGTTCTTTACATCGGGAATAAATATCTGAAACTTAGTTGATGTTTCCCCTTCAACATAAAGCATTCCCCAGTTAGTAACAGGTCTGTTTGTTCCTGCTGTTGTCTTTATGTGATACACTCCATTTTCTGTTAATGTATTCCAATCCACTGCTGATGTTATGGTTTTTGTACCCAAAAAAATTTTTTTGAGGTTAGACAGAAAACTGCCTAACCCCTCTTTATTTAGATACGTATTTTGTATTTTTGCCATTATAACGCACCTCTTTTTTTAATTATTCTGTAATGCCAAATAATGCATTTATCTCTTTGTCTGAGATTGCTGTATAAGTAGTTCCTTCCAAAGTTGCCACTTTTGTTTTTAATGATGCAATATCATTCTTGTTTGTTGCTACCTGGCCATTTGCTAATGCTGTTACTGCACCTGCTTTTTCATAATTTGTGCTTGCTGTGTAAGCTGCGCTTCCAAGACCTTTTACAGCTACATCTGTTTCGTCAACGGAAACTGTTCCATTTGCTGTACCTGTTTTTACTGACTGAACTGCAGTATCAGCCTTTCCTAAAGAAGTCTGAACATCTTTTGCTAATTTTGCCTTAGAAACATTACCATCAGCAATTTTAACTGTTGTTACCGCATTAGTTGCTAACTCATTAGCTCCAATAGAACCTGCCACAACAGAAGCACTAATTTCTCTTGTGGTTGAATCAATTGAAATCTGAATCTTAGTAGCATTTGCTTTTGCCTTATAAATATCAACAAGAGTACCTACGTTAATATATACCTTGTCATTTGTAGCATTAGCTAATGTTAATACTAAATATGTACCTGCACTTGTTGGTGCACCTGTTCCTGTTGGAAGTGTCTGTGCAGTGTATGTTTTAACTTCACCACTTGAAACCACCATATCCTTTGGAATATCAATTGTTGCAATATTCTTTCCATTCTGTTTTAAAGTATAAGACTTAAACATTCCGGCTGTTGTAGTAGTATCAACAGTAACTTCCCCTGCTGTTTTTGTATCACCTACAGCAGATTTAATTTCGTTTACTGCACTTACAAGGTCTGTTTTCTTAGATGTTGTTAAATTAGTCAGTGTTCCTATTTTATTTTCCGTATCTGCCTTTGCATCACTAACAGCTTTTGATACAGAACCTGCTCCTGTACCATTTAATGTTGCTATTGCATTCGTATTTGCCTTAACCTGACCATCTGCTAATTCTTTAACTTTTGTTGCCGCTGTTCCTGATGTTTCTTTTGTGTCAATTAAACTTTTTACCTGTTCATTGTAAGTTTTTAATCCTTCAAGATCTAAATATTTCTTTTCTGTTGCCATTTCTTTTCTCCTCTTCTACTTAAACATTTTATTTATATCTTCATTTGAAACTGAATTTATAGCTTCACCTACCAGTACATACTGCCTGTTTTCTTCATCCCATACGAAAATGTTTTTTTCAGACATGTTTATGTACAATGAATCGTCTGTTCCTTCACTTGGAAGAACATACTTCTTTACTATCTGACATTGCTCTTTTCCTGTTAACTGCACCCACTCATTATCATAAAACCAAAGATACCCTGTTTTTTTTACATAGTAAAAGCATTCTGATACAGCCTGTAAGGATTTCCTTTCCTCTTCTGTTTCAAGAATGCTTATACTATCATAAAACGTTCTCCTATCATTTAAGTCGAACACAATCCGCCCCTTATCTTTTAAGAAAATAAGTTGTCCGTTTTTTATTGCAATATCCTGTAACTTGTTTAATTCAGTTCCAATAATAGATAACAAGTGTTTGTTTTCATTCATAATCTAACACTCTCCTATATCTCTGTTATATAAACTGAACCACTTCCTTCAATCTTCTTCGCTATGTCTTCTTTGTCCTGTTCTGTCAAAACATAGTTACTTCCATTGAATTTTCCATTTTCAGCATCTTCTCTCACTGACTTTGCTATTTCTTTTGTTTCCTCCATAATGTTTTCAATTTGTTGTCTGAAACTTGGCTCATCATCAGTGGAAACTACTTCTCCAGGTCTTGCTCTTGGTTCCACCGGAATAATAAGCTTTTTCATTGTTGTTTCCGAATTACTGTCTATGTATTGAATATACAAGACAATTTCATTTCCCTGTTGCACAAAAAAATCAGGTATTTCTACCTGACCATTTACAACAATTTTGTTTTTTGTCATTTCTGTTGCCCAATTGGAAAATTGTACTTCCGCACCATCCGGAACATCAAGGAATTTTATTTTTTGTCCCTTGTCATACTGATAAAGCATTGGTGATTCCAAAGTATCGTGACCTTCAAACTCAATGGTAATCACATTTTTTTCTTTAATTGCTATCATTCGCTTCCTTCCTTTCCATTTCTTTAAATTTTATTTCAAAATCAACAATCTCCTCTCTTAGACTGTTAATTCTATCACGTATGTTCTGTCTTTCTGAATGGAGCTGTTCCATGTCATATGGGATTTCAATGTTCATAAGACTATACTCATAAGATTTTATGATCTTGTAATCTCCATCTGAAAGTTGTTTTTCCAATGAACTTAACTCCATCTTTTTTTCCATCATTTCATCATAGAAATGCATTTTTTTAATGTACGCTTCCTCTTCCGCTGTAGCTTCTCGCTCAACTCCTGCATCTATTATTATCATTTGCTCCAATCTCCTAATCGTTCTTTGCTTCATATTCATCTGACAGTGCATTTATTCCTGACATTGTCTTGTTAAATATGATTGACTGCACGTTCTGCCTTGTTATTACAGGATTGCCATCTGCATCAGAGGACCACTTATCAACATCAAAAGTTACGTAATCGCCAAGCTCCAAGAATGGAAGGCCCAGTGATTTAGCCTTGAATGGTGCAAACTTAATGGTAAAAGGAATCTTTGGCTCAATCCATCCTTTTCCAACATTGTTTGCCACATCTAATAGCAACTGATAACTTGATTTATGTGAACTGTAAAGTGGTGAGTATGTAACGGCAAGATTATTCTTTTTATTCTCTCCATTTAAAAGTGTGCCATTCATATCCATAACCTTCCAGCCATTGTTTGAATACAAGCTGTCCTGTAACTCTATGCTGTCCTGCTCATACAACTCCGTAATGTTAATCATTCCTGACGGATGATAAAGTTTATTTTTCTTTTTCCAACAATCTGCAAAAAACTCACTTTCAGGAGTCCACGTTGAATCAAACTCACCTGTTGATAAATATTTTACTGCATTAAATGTTCTTAAAAATTCATCATTAACATTTGAAACCTGAATTGTGTAATAAGATTTACCTGTTTCATCCAAATCGTGCAGCATTACTCTTCCGCTTCGTCTTAATGATATAGTTTTTAAATTTCGCCCAGAATATTTATTTACTGTAATCTCAACTCCAAGTTCTTCTGCCAACTTATCATCAAAAGAGAACTCAATGTAATAACAATTTCCCATCACATCCGGAGTTTGAAACAATACATCTTCCTGTGGATTGTTAAAGCTAACATCTGCTGTTAAAAGTTCACTTGGATATGTACTCTTATCCACTATTTTTTCATAATAACTTTCTTCACCATAAGAATTAGTGAACTTAACCACATTACCAACGCTATATTCTGTAGCTGAATTAAACTCACCCTTGTAATTGGAATCGGCTGTTGTCGTTCTTTTTTCTGAATTTACAAACTTATAATCAAACTCACCTGTTGTTTGGTCGATAACTCCACAAACACCATTCATATTGCAAATCCACTGCAATAATTGAAGTGCAGAATAATCTTCATTGAATGGACCTATTTTTAAATCTATTACATCCATTGGCAAACTAATGTTATAGAAATCTTTCTGATTTATTCCAATTTCAGAAAACAAATCATTTCTTAAATGAAAAACTTGTAAATCATTCGGAAAATATTTTTCAAGTTTTTCAACATATTCAGGTCCATTTATCGTTGGAGCTACACCAGTTGGTGGTATTGTTAAATCTCCTGAAGCCACTTTCACAATATTACAGGCTTGATAAAAACTATCTATATAGTCCTGTTTAAAATGATAATATCCTTTAGTTTCCACATTATTTGAATCAGTATATGTGCCATACACAGTCTGGTCTTTTTTATATGTCGTTTTTAACTTGTATGAACCCTGATAAGAATATGGATCTACCATTCCCATTCCATACTCATCCACCTTATTCATCCAATCCTTAATTGATTTTTCCTGATAATCGTGTAATTTATCATAGGCTATCAATTCACTATATCTTGGATCCGCTGCCTGTATTGTAAAGCTTTCAACCTTTCCCCTGAATATGATAATGTCTTCTGTATTGGATGTATCAACATAACCATATACTCTTTGACATTCTTCCAATTCATCAGGATATAATTCATTTTTGCAAGCATTCGTCAATTCATATATTTTCAGATTGCTTGCAAATTCCTTGAATGCATCTGTATCTGTTCCTGAATAGCTTATTTCTGCAAACCACCCCTTTAACGGATAGTTACTTCCAACAGGATAATACTGTGGCATAATAATATCTGTTGTATTGTTAAAATCCCGTACCACATAATAATACGGACCTCCAGTATACCAACATCTAATGGTCATGCTCACACCATCAAGAACCTTTTCTGATGTAAGAATTCTTATCCCGACAAAATTATCCGGTTCTCTTCCAAAAATGTTGTATTTCTTATCAGTTTCATTGTATACAATGTAAGAACTGCTTACTTTTGTTCGTTTGATATTTTCTGTTTTTTCATCAGAAACATCATCTGAATACATATAATATTCCTGGTCAAACTTTACTATGTCCCCTGACTTGTAATTTTTTCCCTTAACCCATTCGCCCTTGTAAGAATCATCCTTTACTGACAAAGTGGCTATGATGTCCTGACCTGTAATGTCTGTATCATAGTCAAATGTTGTAAGATTAAACTGAGTTGAAATGCAGCCCTGTAGCATCAAATTTGAATCACTACAAAGACTGCCTGTCAAACTCATGCTTTCTTCCTGAATGTTTGCATTTGTGATTGGAGTTAAGTTTGAATTATTCGGAAATGTGATTGTTAACTTCTTTGGAACATTCTGCTCTGTATATGCTCTTATTGTATTTTCATTTACGTTTAACATTGATGCTCCTTTCTAGTACTCTATGAATGCATATCTTATTGATTTGTATTCAATGTCAGGCTTACTTCCTTTGACTATTTTCTTTATCTCATAGTCTATGTCAGGAATATATGCTTTCATTTTTTGATATTTCAACTCTGCATTATTCCAATATTCAATACTTACTTTTCTTTCTGCATTGTTTATCAGAGCCTTGTCTATTATCTGTTTGATTTTTCTCAAATCCTTTAAATGCAATCCATCAATTGTGGTAAATTCAATTTTTGTTTTAAAATTCGGAGAAGTCTGACGAATCAGATAATTGTTTGAATTTCTGTATGCCTTTAATTCAGTTCTTTGGTTGTCCGTTGATTTGTAGCTTTCCAGTGCTATGTATTCAGGTGGAAACTCCACATCATTTAACTTAATTAAATATCCCTTAAAATCTGCCATACTACTCCTTTCATCAGATCCATACAGGTTTTCCTGTTCTTCTCTGCTCCTGAACCACTTCCTGCTTAACCATGTTGAATACTCCTCTTGAATCCTGTTGAACAATAACATTAACCTGCATGTTTGAAATTGCATTAAGTAAGTCTTTATCAGAAATACCTGTTGTGTTTTCACCCTGCACCTGTCTAAATGCGTCCACGATTGTTGATAATGGAGATTCAATGTTAACACCTTTTTTCTGATCACCCAACACTGCCATAAATTCATTGTTTGGTGGAATGACTGCTCCATTTGCTAAATAATGAACGTATTCATTCGTTACTGGAAGCTTCTTGATATTTAACCCGAACTTTTTTATTCCTGTTAATTTTTGAAACCATTTAGGCGGTTCTATTTTAATGCTATTAAGTTTTTCAATTGCAAAATTAAGACCTTCTACAATTTTTTTAATCATATAATTTATAAATCCTAATATTGCATTTATCGGATCTTTCACAACACTTTTTATTCCGTTCCATATTCCCTTAAGAATCTGTTTAATTCCTTCCCAAGCTTTCTTCCAATCTCCTGAAAATACTCCACCCAGGAAAGTAATTATTCCTGAAAGAACTGTTGTTATGCTGTTTACCACACCTTTTATGGTATTGAATGCTGATTTAAATGCACCTGCAAATGTATTTACAATAAAGGTAACAAATGGCTTCATCTTGTCCCATACCGCCTTTATTCCATTCCAAATATTATTTAATATAGGACTTATTGCTTTCCAAACTGCTGCCACAGCTGACTTTATGTCATTCCATGCTTTTATCCAGAAATTTCTAAATGCTGACGACTTATTCCACAGCACTACAAAAGCTGCAACCAACGCTGTTATTACAATAATTATCTTTGCCATTGGATTTAAGTTCATTACAAAATTGAGAGCTTTTTGTGCAACACTTAAAAGTTTTGTTGCTGCTGTCTGCAATCCTGTCTTTATTGTAGCAATTACCACTTGAGCATTATTCTTTACCCAAGCTGCTGTGCTTTTTATCAGAACTGCCGTTATATCCCTTAAAACTCCTAAAGCTCCTGACATATTACTAATAAACTGTGCTATTTTTATTCCTGCCATTGCTGTTCCAAGGGCAATAAATGCCGCCTTAACAGGAGTTATTCCGTTGTTTAATAATCCGGTCAATGTTCCCTTTAATAAACCAAAACTTGCAGTAATTGCATTGCCTATGATTGTAAACACTCCGGCTATGATGCTTTCCCAATTAATGTTTCCCAGAAATGTACCTATATCCTTTCCTATCTTGTCCCATTTCACTTTTTGTAAGAATGTGCTTATTTCCGTTAATGCGCCGACTACAGCTATTCCAATTGTTTGTCCTAATTCTGTCCAATTAATGGCTTTAAAAAACTTATTAACTGTTTTGGCTATTCCTTCTGCAAAACTGCCCCACGCATATGTGGTAACAAATCCATAAGCGGTGTCTATTGCTCCCTGTACTGCACTTCCTAAAGTCTTTCCCAGTAATCCCCACTTAAAGTTTTGAACAAATGAATTAATTGATTCACCTATGAATGTACCAAACTGTTTAAAATCAAATGTGGTTAAAAACGTATATGCAAACCTAAGTCCTGTATTTAATGCCTGTGCAACTGTATTTCCCAGTGTTTTTGCCAAATCCATTACAGAAAAGAAACCATTTAAGATCCTTGCCAGTTTTGAAGCTATGTCAGAGGCTGTTTTCTGTATGCTCTTCCACTGTATCTTTTTTAATGCATTATTTAACTTGTTTGCTACAAGCTTTCCTATGCCTTCCCAATCCCCTGATTTTATCAGTTTCTTAATCTGGTCAACAATTGGTACATCCATAGCCTTTGCATTAAATATCGGAGCAGATGTTGAACCTGATCCACTGCTTCCACTGTCAGAACCTGAATCAGTATCCTGCATTACATTTAATTCATCATATGATGCCAACTGCTGTTGCTTTGCCTTTGCATTCTTTTTACTTGCCTTTGTATTCTTATCTGTAGCCTGTGTGTTCTTATAAAGACTTTTTGCCATTGCTGTACTCTGTGCTATTGTCTTTCCAAATATTGAAGACATTACATTGGCAAGATAATTTGAAAATGTAACAAATGCAGACAACACACTTTTAATTGCCGGCAATACAAAGTTGTATAAAGGCGCAAATGCTGTTAACAGATTTCCCTTAATTTGAGCAATTAAATTTGACATTTCACCATCTACTGATATTACATTCTGAAATGCAGTTCTTAATGCTCTTAGTGCCTTGGTCATCATTGAAAATACAAACACTCTTTTGACCATTCCACCAAGTTTCTTGCCTAATCCGTCAACCTTTCCTCCTACCTTCCCAATAAGATTAGGAACCGGGTTTAATTTTTTTGTTAATGAATTGCCAACATTTCCTGCGTCCTTTCCAAACTTTCCAACATTCTTAATGACACCCAGTAACTTGGAACCTAATCCCTTAACAGATGAGCTTACCTTTTCAGACATTGATGTGCCTGACTTTCCTGCATTTTCTTCTTTTTCTGCCAGTTCACCAATACGCTGTTTCAAAACATTAACTTTTCCCTGTGCATTATCGACATTCTGAGAAAACTTACTAAACTTTTCTGTATCACTGCCTAATTTAAACTTCTTGCCTTCCTCATTAAGTCTTGATACCTCTGATTCAGCAGCTTCCAGTTTTTTATCAACTGTATCAATGTCATACTGCATTTTCTTGTATGTCTGGCTATTTTTGTTTCCACCTGTCTCCTCAAATTTTTCTCTTGCATCTAACAGCTTAAGAAATTTCTTTGTTAAGGTGTCTACTTCTTTCTCTGCTGCAACATATTCTTCTGTTTTTATCTCTGTATTAGCAAACTCTTCTTTCTTCCTTGTGGCATTCTCCAATTCCACTTCTGCTTTTCGCAGTTGCTCTTCCAATGACATCATCTTGCTGGAAGTTTCAGAAGTGTCCACCTTTAAGGCATCCTTAATGATTCCACCCAATGATTTGATTGAACCTTTTAATCCACTAACAGATGAACTCATATTCTCTAAGCCTTCTTTAAAATCTGTATCATCTATTTTCGTATCAAAATTTAAATATCCATCTGCCATATCTTCACCCACAAAAAAAGACCACTATATTCCAAGTAGCCTTTTTAACTCTTCTTTTTCCTTTAGTTCTTCCTTTGTGTACCTTGTCTTTAGGTCCACCATTTCCCTGTTTTTTCTATAAAATTCAGCTTCATGCTTTTCAAGTTTCTTATGCTTTAACTTCTTTTGCCTTATGTTTACAACATCAGCAAAAAGGCCTTCACCTATTCCCATGTAGTAACCTAAGAAAGTCCACCAATGCATGTATTCAAAAGACCTTACTTCTGTTCCTGCAACTTTGTTTACTGCTGAAAATATAAGCTGTTCATCTTGCTCCCAGTCCATCAGTTTGGGTTCATTGTAATCAGAATCTTTTTTTGAATCATTCATTTCCATAAAGTTCATTGCCTTTTCATAAGCTTCCATATACAACGAACTGTCCATTTCATCAATGTTCTTATAGATTATTCTTAAACATACAATTGCCTTTTCCTCAACTGACAAATCCTGGTCATTAAATGCAGCAAAAACATTTAAAATGTCCCTGAAGTCTGTTCTTATCGGTTCTTCCTTTTCGCCAACTTTTATTGTTTTAGGTAATTCACCTATCATTTCTTATACTTCTCCGTATACTTGCTCATTCTTTTTTCTGACTTCTGCATTTCATACTTAACTTCTTTTTCAACAATAGGTACAAGAGCTTCAATTACACGCATAAATAAAAATTCTCCACCAACCAATGAGATTGGAGACTGATGATTAAATATTATGTCATGCACATTTGCATTAAATATTGAATCAATCTTTTCATGTACTACCTTTTCTGCTTCTCTTAAGTTGTTGGTAAACTCCTCTTCATTACCGTCCTTAAGCTTTTTCTCCAATGCTTCAAAATCTGACAATGTGTCTTCCATTCTTGTAAGAATGCCAAAATCCTTTGGGTTAAATCTTATTACCCTGTTTTCATCATTATTTATTGCAAATTCCTTATATCCTTCATCAAAACTAATACTCTGCATTTATGTTTGTTCTCCTCTCTCTGCTTTTAATTAAATAAAGGGGCACTTTAATATGCCCCAAATAAAATTATTTAACTGCCTTATCTGACTGTGTGCTCTGTGAAGCTGCTTCTGTGAATGTTGGTGTTCCACTTGCAATCTTAACTGTTCCCTCTTTTCTGTTACCATTGAATGTAACATCAAAAGGAATGTTAATTCCACCCTGAGAGCCACCATAACTCTGTGGCTTAACTACACAATCCTCAATCCAAGCTTTGTGTGTTGCTTCTGAATCACCTTCAATCAGCACTTCAAGAATCTTAGTCTTGCAAGCATCACCTGTAAGACGATTCATAGCAATGTTTCTAAGATTGTCATAAATTGCATCATCAGGATTTGCATAATATGGATCTGCACTCATACTTGGCTCATACCCATTGTCATTTACTGATGTTTCATCAAGAATGTTTTTCACTGTTTCAGTATCAGGATTTAATTCAACTGACATGTCCTCAATGTCTTTACCAATCAAAAACCAGTTTGGTGCACCTGTACCACCGAAACTTGCATCAATGTAATGCGCTAAATAACTTCTTTTTAATTTCATTTACATTTCCTCTCTTTCAACTGTGTAAGTTGCATATATCTGTAACTGATACATGCATCCATCATTTATGTCACCAGTGGGAATCTGAAACAACATTGCATTTGCACATTCCACTGATTTTAATTTTCCTTTTCTCTTAACATTATCAACAACCACATCCAAGTCATAAGAGTTTTCATCCAATGATTCCAACCAATAGGATAATTCCAACAAAAAAGTGCTGTTTGAAAGTCTGTCATAATCATTAAATGCCTGATTGATTGCATACAAAACAAAACTGTGTCTTCTTGTCTGATTTCCCAGAATGTCTTCCTTTACCTTTGTGTCTCCTGTTGAAGAAAGTCCAAAGTTAACATCATCATTCTTTGTAAAATCAACGTGGATTTTGTTAGTAAACTCTTCAATCTTTGGATAATCTGTTAATATCTTTTTAACAAGTTCTATAATGTTCATGTATTATTCCTTCCCATAGCTATTGCCATTGCACCTTTTAATATGTCCTCTTTATGGTCTGCTTTCATTCTTTCAAACCATAGCTTTCCAGCCTGTGGATGTCTTTCCGTTGAGTAAGTAAGTGGTCTGCCTGTTGGTGTTTTATGTGGTGGTGACCAATAACCGATTATGATTCCATTTTCCTTTATTGGAACGTTAGGCCCATATATTTCACCATAATACAAATATCTTGCATAAGGTGAATTGTACTGTATCTTTCCACTGCCTATCACTGTTCCGGCTGTTGCAGACTGTATCATTGCTCCTGTCTCCATTGGAGTGTACGGAACCATTAATCTCAACACCTCACTGTCAACAAACCGTTGAACCGGACTTCCTTCTTCCAACAATTTCTTTTTCTCATTGATTGCTCTTTGAAAATCCGAATCATCAAATCTGATTACATCTGTCATTTCTAATCACATCCCAACTCATAATGCCACATTCTTCTGTTTCCTATTAAGCAGGGTTCTATTGAAGATATTGTATAAACCTTATGCTCTGTTCTTAATTTTCTGTAACTTTCAGAACTTGCCCTTTCTGATGTTTCATCAAACCTTACAGAACAATTGCCTATCACTATCAAATCACCTGTTTTAAATGGCAATTCCTTTTCTGTTGGAACTGCAATAAACAGAGAATGGGACTTTTTTTCTCCATCCTTACTGTCACTAGAATTAGACTGTTGCTCCAAATAAACATTATAAAAATTGCTTTTAAACCCTTTTTCCTTTTCATAATGAGTAATGACATTGTTTGTAATCACTTTAACACCCCCTGTACAAAAGTCCTGTTCTTCCAAGCCATTTATGTACAATGTTGGTCACTTCTTTGTCATACCTTTGTTTCATGTTCTCTGTGGATTCATAGGTTACAGAATAGTTCTTTATTTTTTCACTTGAAACACCACTTGGCTTTTCGCTTATTCCATTCTCATATGTATTAATGCATTCAACCAATTCACAGCAACAGTTCTGAACTTCATCTACTATTTCTGCACTTTCTTTCAGTCTGTTAAATGTATACATGTCTATGATTCCCTGAGCCTTTATCAAAAGTTTGTGGAAGTCGGCAGATTCAACCACCGGCTTTCCACAACAATATTCATTAGCATAATATGAAAAGGACGTATATCTCCTATACATATTACTTGGAAGCAATCATTGTAACTGCTTCTGTAATGTCAGCGCTGTTAACAGTAATTGTGCCTGATACCTTAATCTTACCTGTTGCTGTTACTGCATAAGGATATGTACCTGGTCTAAGATTAAATTCAACACTACCATTAGCATCTGTCTTAAGCTTTGAACCATTAACATCTACTCTTGCGCCCTTAATTGCAACCGGACTTTCTTCTGTATCATCAGTTACTGTAAATGTAGCCTTATGTGTTGTTACAGGTGTTGCAGGTTCAAGATATGCAAAAGGACATCCAACTCTGTCCTCATCAACTCTTGTTGCAGGATTTGGAAGTGCCCAACCAATTCTGAACACAACTCTAAGAGCAATCATGTCCTGCTGTGCAAGGTTGTACACTATTTCCTTTGTTGATGGATCCTGAATTACACCTTCTGTTAAAATCTTTGTAGTAACATCCTGTCTGATTGAATATACTGCCTGTGAGAAATCTCCAGCTACTAACTGTGCAATTGAATTATTGAATGCTCCGTTAACAGGGAACTGCATAGGTGTTCCATCAAGTGCATATGATGTTGCATCCTGCATTGACTTAACAAAAATTGGATTGCCTGTAGTATCCTTAATGCTTCTTAACTTAGCCTTCATATTAGTTGCTGCAATAACTCCACTTACTGCATATCCATCATCTTCAACCTTGGCAAAAACTCCATCTTCGCCAAGAATCTTGTCATAATAGTTTGGTGTTGAACCAACTGCAACATTGTTTCCTGACTGTCTTGCCAATGTAATGATGTCATTCTGCCACTCTGCCGGTCTGTTCTCACCAAAAATGATTGCACTGTCAACTCTCTGACCGATTGCTTCAATTACTCTTGGTGTAACTTCTCCCATAATGTCAAACTCTGCATCATCAAGAACCGCTTCAGGAATTGGTACGATAACTGCAAGCTCTGCTGCTGTTAACCATACATTATCCCAAGCCTGTTTTGATGTCTGCTTCATTCCTGTGTCACCATTTACCCAGTATGCTGTAGGTAAAAAGTCTAACACTCTGATTCTTGTCTGTTTTGATGTCATGTTAGGTAACTTCTTTGCCATAGCCATAAATGTTGATGATTTTGGTACATCCTGTGTAATGGCTTCCACTACCTGCTCACGGATAATTGCTTCCGCATTTTCTCTGTTAATAATCTCTGTCATTTCTTATCTCCTTTTCTCTGTTTATTCTTTTCCAAATAAGCTTCTTATTGCTTCATTTGCTCTTGTCTTTTTATCATCAGAACCACCACCTAATGGCATTGGTCCCGGTGTTGGTCCAACAACATATGGAACTTTCTTGTTTGGTTCAAACAAATATCCCTGTTCCTTAACCATTCCATCAAGAGCTGTTCTTATGTCCTTGTCCTGATTCTTGCTGGACTTAAGAGTTTCCACATCAAGAAACGGCATGATTGCCTTAATGTCTCTGGCCTTGTATTCGCTAGCAATACCCTTAACCAGATCATTAAAATCTCTGTCTGCAATACTTGCTTCATATTCAGCCTTGTTGGTTGCAAGTTCGTTTGTAAGATTTGTAATTTCACCTCTTAACTTTGCAACATCCACACCTTCAAAACTCTTAAGTTTATCCTGTGTTTCATTTAACTGATTTCTTAATGTTTCAACTTCTCCCTTAGCCTTTTCAATATCGGCTCCGTTTTCATTCATAATCTTTTCGATTACATCTTTTTCCAGTCCTAAGTCTTCTAAGAACTTTCTTTTCATATTTAAACATCCTTTCCGTTACGCTTTTATACGTGGTTGCTTCACTTACTTTTATGATATTTTGAACACTTTTACGTCTTATTCAGGACCATATAAAAAGACAGTCCTAAGACTGCCTGATTAACTATTTTTTATTTCTGCTTACCTGACTTGGCAAGTATTATGATTGTTATGCATATGAGCAATGTTATCTGCACAGATGTTGCCATAATGTACCTCCTTTACTATTTTAGGGTATAAAAAAAGAACCTATCTCTAAGTTCCTTAATTATCTACTATTAAATTTATAACCCCGGTGTTATCTCCTTAATGCCTTTGGCTGCATTATAGATTTTTCTCATTATGGAATTTTCCTGTAAGTATTCCAATCCCTTTAATGTGATTCGCATATTATTACATTCCACAATAGTTTCTCCTGTAATGTTTGTACTAACTCTTACACCTTTGATATAACCAACATCAGCCATCATTTCTATGTAACGCGACCAACGTTCCTTTGATACACCAAGTGCTTTATGGTCGATTATTGATATGTCAAATTCTGGTAAATCCATTGCTTTTTCTAATGTTGAAAGAATCTTGTATACTGCTTTAAAATTATCCATATTGCCTCCTTTTGGATATAAATCAATTATACATCAATAAGAATCTTTTCCAGTTCATCATCAGTCATATATTTTATTTTATCTGCAAGCTCTATAATTTCCATAAAATCTCTTGATAAATCAAAATCAACTTTTTTGCCTTGTCTCCACAAAGGTTTATATTCAACTATGGCTTTTCTTCCCCTATTGAATATATTTACAAGATATGCACGCTCAATTTCATATTCCTCTGGTGTCATATCATTTCTCCAAAAAGGTTGTTCCATCATTCCATATGAAGCCCAATCACTTTGTTTTACCATCATATATAAGCAACTCTCCTTTTTTTGTGTAATCCCTAATAAGATTGTCAACTATTATCTCTTCCCTTGCAAATCCTCTTTGTGCTGGTGATATTATACCATCTCTAGCTTTCTTACTCAATGCCTTCAACTCTTTTTCATACAGTTTATCAAAATCTTGTTCTTCAACAAACCTTTCGCGTTCTGCAACATATTTTATGGCATTATTTGTTGCAGCAATCATTAAAGGTATTTGTTCTTCCCTTAATACAGTTCTCATATCCATTTCTGATAATGAACAATTAGTAACATGATTATGTACAAAAGCATATCTTTCTGTTGGATTCGCATCCAAAAAATCCCAGCATTTATAACCTACTGCATCCGGAAGTCCATCTGTTTCTTCATAATCCAATTTTCCTGTTCGTAAATTTACTAAACACATATGTTCAAACCCGTCTTCCGAACCCGCTTTTGCCACTTTTTCTATTGCCTCTGATAATCCTTTATTTATTTTTTCGTCATAATTCTCAAGATTTATTGAATAATCATATTTTTCATTATAATAAACTCTTTCATTATTATGAATTGCGTTTGCTCCAAAAAGTTTTCTATTAACTTTACCAATATCCTTTAACCCATCAACATTAATTCTATCCCTGTGCTCACGCAATCCCATCTTCTTGCTGAAATCACTGTATTTTCTTGATAGTGTCTGATACTTGCACCTTGCAGCTATTACCTCGTCTGAATCATCTGCTAAACCTGATTGCTTTAATAAGTTAATATCCTGCCTGTACTTTCTCATTGATGTTTCAATTCTACGTTGATATTGGGTGGCTTCATACTTGTTGTATTCCTTGCCATTGTACTCTTTTTTCTCGTTTTCCTGCCTGTTTAATTCTTCCAGTTGTTCATCTGTATATGTTCTAACAGAAATGCCTGGAATGAACGGATAAAATGTGTGTCGACAGTTTGCACCACACAAACCATCAACTTCACCATAACCTGTTTCTCTTATGAATGACTTATAAAGTACTCCTGCTTCCATTTTCTCTGCGTTTGGGTTTGCTCTGTCCCAATAGAATACTCTTCCCTGCCATACCTGATGTGTAGGTCTTGCTGTTGAATGCCAGCTTGTTTCAACGAACTCAGTATCAAGTTTCTGCATGTTGTCAGAACTTATTTTACTTGTTACCTGATTGACACCTGTAAGTATTGCCCTTCTTGCAGCAACATCTATTCTTGTGGATATTCCTGAATCATAATTAATGCTTCTTACTCCACTCCTTGTCATTTCATCTGTAACTTTTCTGATAATGCTGTTATAGTCAAACGTTCCGTTAAGCACGTGCATAACTGCATTGTCCATTGTATCCTTGAAATAATTATCAACTGTTTTGAATGTTTTTCTGCCATTTGGTTGTTTGACAGCAAATCCCATTGTCCTAGTGATGTTTTTCAACTGCTTTGCTGTTTGTTGCTTTGTTGCTTCTATCAATTGCTGCAATGCCATGTTTTCCTCAAATGGTATGAACTCCTGACCTACTGCCCTATATAAGGATTCATCTCTTAAATATCCTTCCTTTAAGGTATCAGAATATAATTGTTCTATTTCTGTATCACTTAAATTCAAGGCTTCCTGAATGTGTTTCTTTATGTCAGTCTTGTCAGCTCCCATATTGTACAGCCTGTTTAATTGCCAATCTGCTGTCCTTGTAATCTCACCGGTCTCTGCAATTCTTCTGATAATGTCATTCATGATGTCATTTTCCAAGCCTGCATATATTTCTTCAATATTCTTTGGAAATAATTCTAATTCATCTGACTTGTACACTATTCATCATCTCCTGATGTATCATCATCTTGTTGTCCTGCTAACTTCTGTGTTGCAACCTCTTCTGTCTCGCCATACCACTTCATTCTGTATTCAACTAAACTCATTGCACCCATTGCCACATCTGCCCTGTCCGTCTGACGTGCCTTTTCTGAATCAACAACTATGCTATCATCCCATTCAAATGAAGTATTTATCTCTCCTTCCGGTGCCAATCCATAAATGCTTGTCCAGAAGTCCATAGCTTTTATAAGGTCCTCTAATGCATTTTGTAAGGCATTCTGTGTATCAGACACCATTGAATAAGAACGTTGCTTACTGGTTTTTATTTCCTCTGCTGTCTTATCAACATTATTTGGATCAGAAAGAGTTCCATATGCAAGGTTACAATCAAACTCAACTCTCTTAAGCTGATTGTTAAATCCGTTATATAAACTCTGGTCCCTGATGTCAGGTGAGTACGTGTCTATGAATGGCTTGTCTACTGCTCCTGAACTGTAATCAAGAGTTCTGTATAATCTGTCCTTTCCTCCCGGATATTCAAACTTGTCTGTATTCTCATTACGTTTTAACAAGCTTTCAGCAATATGTATTGCAGCTTCCTTTGAAACATACTCCCAATCAATCTGTGAATATCTTTCATCTGCAATCTTGATTGAATCCACTGCCTTAGAATAAACAGAAACACCTATGGGTGATGTTGAATCAATTATGTTTGCCAGCGGAACTTTAAAGAATCCTATTGGTAACTTATCAACATTCTTAAACTTAAGTTCACTTTCAAGCATGTTCCACTTATCCACATAACTTATTGGTACCTCAGTCCCCAATACTTCAGGATTAGTGCTAACAAAAACCCGGTTAGTTATGGTCAATTCATCATTCTCTATGGTGTTTCTTTCTAATCTTGTATATATTTTTTTGTTTTTTCTAAACTGCTCTGTAAAAATGCAATCAGTTACATTTCCTGAATCATCAAATGACACCGGGAAGAAACAATCTGCCTGTATGTATTGGACTGCAATACCATTACTTGTTATGTATGGCTTAAATACAAGACTGCCTTTCGCACATCCATATTCAACATACCTTCTAAGACTTTCCAGAACCTTTTTATAATATGGCTCTATGTATTCTGCTCTTTCACTTCCGGTACATTCACTCTTAAGTTCAAGGGTTACAAGTCTTGCAATCTCCTGTGATATGCTTGCAGGAAGATTGCAGCTTTCTGTTTCTCCCTTTATCCAGGGTGCCTTGCCTTTGTACATTGCATTCCATAATTCTATGTGTCCTGACATTACTGTAAGATATGACAAATCTACAGGATTATCAGAATGTTTATTTAATACTTTCCCTATTTGGGTAACCATGTTTGAATATCTCATACCTTACACCTCTACTCATACTTAATAAATCTGCTTATATCCCTTTCAAATGTATATTCGAATGCATCAAGCGAATCAATGTCACTTGTGCCATCATCCAATCTTTCATCAGATGTTAAGTTCTTTGGATTCCACAATGCTCCACATAGTGCATTCTCCAATGACTTGCAATGCTGTCCCATATACTTGAATCTGCCCTGTCCCATCATTCTTTGAACGAATCTTATTCTGTCATTAATTGGTATCTTCATTGCGTTTTCTATTCTTAGCCAGCCTAATCCATTCTTTCTTGAAGTACTTCTTAATCCGGCTATTAGTGTCTGCTCTGCACTATCGCAGTACACGTGTGTTATGTGTCCATACAAATTCAAGACCTTTAAACAAAAGTCAACAAACAACTTTCCAAGCTTTTCAGGATCTATGTCATTCTGCGAGCAATCAATCCATTCTGATGCCAATGGAACAATATCCATATATCCTCTTGTATATCCTGTGGCGCAAAATGCGTGTCCTGAACCACTTCCACCAAAATCCACACCTATGTTAATTTCCATTATGTTTAATGGTTTTTCATAAACCTTAAACGGATTAGGATTCTGTGTCTGTGCATCATTAAACAATTTGTATACTGCTCCTTCTGCTGCCACCCATAGACCTCTTATGTATCTGTCATAATAAACAGTGCCTTGATATTCATTGCACAAATTTTCAACAAATTCCTTTGGCAAAAAAGGATTATCAAATATTGTATACTGCTGGCAATATATGTCTGCATCAGAATCAAGGAATCTCTTAAACCAATGACTTGGATTGTCCGGGTTACACGCTCCATCAAAACAACTGTATGGCTTATCAAGACGTGACTTTAATAATTCAAAGACTTCCTTGTTCCACTCTGCAACTTCATCACCATAAACATATTTAAGTGATGAACCTCTAAGTTTTGATACCTGACTTACTTTCTCAGCTCCAAGACAATAGGCATAATCTCCAAAAATACTAACAATGTTGTTTGAACCTATGTCTCCAATCAAGTTAGGGCCATATATTTCTCTCATTGGTTGCAAAACATTTCTTTCAATGGTTCCCTTTGATACTCCTATGATTGCATTTAATCCATCCTTGCCAACTCTTTCCCTTATTCTTGACGGAATGGTATATAAGTTATCCATATAAGATTTTCCTGAACGGGTCGCCCCGGTCTTTACGTTGTATCTGTGATTTGCATTCCTTACAAATTCCATCTGCTTATCACTTAGAACCATCTTTGTCACCTGCCTGTTTTTTAATCTGCATCAGTAATTCATCCACTCTTGATATTTCTTCCTCACTAGCCTTACCTGTTGCCCTGTCAGCCTGAACATTGAGAAGTTTTATCCTTGCCCTCTGTTCAGAAGTTGCCATATCCATATGATTTGCCAACCAATCAAGAGCTCTCATCCTATCCATTAGCCTTACAGATGAATTTCTAAGATTAATGTCTGCTATTAAAGTCCCATCCACTTCGTCAGAGTTTTTGAATTTAACAACATTTAGCTTCTGCTTTAATACTTTCTCATTTCCATCTTTATCCTTAATCTTTACAGGACCAAATGCTCCAATAACGTCCGTTTCTTCCTGACCAAAGGTTACGTAGTCTGTTATGTCTGCAAAGGCAATATCCATGTATTTTTGGAATATGTCTTCTTCTGACAACATTTCCCTATTCAATCTGTTCTGTTTTAATTCCGTGATGCATTTTCTTATTTTTTCCTTTTGCAACAATCTGCAACCTGAAACTGCTGCAACATTATATTTAACACCATAGGCTTTCATATATGCCTTGGTTGCATTAAAACAACGAACATAGTAAATGCAAAATAACCTTTGTTCGTCCGTTAGATTATCGTTTTCAACTACCTGCTCAACTTCATCAAAAGAAGTAGTATTTTGTATGCGTACTTTTTCCATTTTTGTACGCGTACTTTTTTGCCCTTTTCGATTCCAGTTATACCTTGTCTTCCAAGATTTTACTGTGCTAATTGATACATTATATTTCTCGGCTATTTCTTTATATTTGAAACCATTCATATAGTCTGTTTCCGCCTGCTCATATGTTTTTAATTCATTATTCACAACACCACCTCTCTTACTTTTGTGCATAAAAAATAGAGCCTTGCTAAATTGCAAAAGCTCTATTAATAAGGGCGAACGGATTTCAACCGCCTCCTCTGTCACAATCTCACCTGTGTACTCACAACCTATTGGCTGGTCTTGTTGCACTAGTGCATTGTTTGATTGCACCCATTGTTCTCACTCATAAACTACTTCCCTCGTCTATAATCTTCCCATTTTTTTAATATTTTGTCAATTAACATTTCTTCCTTTGTTGATAATTTTGCTGTTCCATTTTCTGCATGCCAATATCCTCTATGCGTATGTGGCATTACTAGATTATCATTTATCTTATGAAAATGTGTTAAATCTATTTGTTTATTCCTTTTACCATCTTCATCATAAAATGTAATCGATTTAGGAACATTATCATTTCCTAGTGTCACATATATTCTATCCTTTATCATTGTTTCCATAGGTGTTTTAATAGATGTTTTCTCATTCTGGACAATAAATTTTATATTTTCTACTTGATATATTGTATTGTATTCTGTTCCATATACTTTTCCTGCTTTACTTATTCCACTTGATGCTCCACGTCCTCCCATAATATAACCTCTTACTATACATATGATTTCAATGCTTGAACTATAGCCTTACTAGTTGAACTAGCAGATTTTCCCTTTTTCATATATTCAGAAACAGCCTCAGCCACAACTTCTCCTGCTGCTTTACCTTTAGTATTACTACCATACTTTGATATTGCCGATAATTTACCACCATTTATCTTTTTCGCTTGCTTTAAAATATTTCTATCCCACTTTCCAGATGTTCTTAGCTTTGCCTGCTGAAATTTAGTAAGTGAGCTGTTACTTTTTCTCATAAGATAGTTTGATATTAAATGACCTGCCTCATGAGTTCCTGTTCCATACGCTGTATAATCAGCAGTATAATCACTAGGTGTGAATTCATTATTTGACGAACTGTAATACTTTGATGAAAGCCCCAACTGTCCCATACCATTAGCACTTGCCTCAGCGTCATTAGACAATGATAATCCTATACCTGTCACTACTGACAAAGGTAATCCAAATTCATTCAAAGTGTCACGAACCCCTTTTAATGTTTTGTCAACAAGTACACTATTTAAGTTCTTGACTTCTTTATCAACTACAATTGTTCCAGCATTTCTGAACTCACTCATCATGTCTCTATTACTTTTTGAAGATTTCTTTGTTAGTCCGCTACTTGCTCCACGTCCGCCCATTACTTTTTTCTAAACCTTTCCTGAAAAGCACTCATATTAATAACTCTATCGTCTTTTATTTCACTTGGTACTTTTCCATAAAATAATATTTGCGTTGGTTCTAATCTCTCCAACATTTCTTTGTACCCATTCATAAATAATTCCTTTGCCTGCTTATTTTTCTGTGTTCCAACACTTGAAACTGCAACCGCTGAACCTTTTGGTTCTCCATCAAAACACCACTCAAAACTGTCTTCATTACTCCATCCGATTGTCGGTATTACACTGATTCCATTAATCTGCATATATGCACCTATCCAATGCTTTCTATAATGATTATATATTTGCAATGCTCTTGGATAATCGCAATACACACTAAAGTCTGGGCTGAATATACATTTAAACTGTTTTAGCATATCGACGTATGCATCAGGTCTGTTCCAAATTCTTTCAAACTGGTAATCATATAAAAAGAAATGCACCGCCTTATTTCCACGTTCTTTACAGGTTTTTGCCTGATTAAATCCTATTAATTCACAATCAGTGAATGTTTCAGGACTTAACAATGGAATATCATAAGCTCCCACTCCCTCGAATGCTGCCTTTTGCAAATTCAAATAATTTATTTCCATAATCCTACTAACTCACCTCCTATTTTCCCACGAAAAAAGACAGCCTTTCGACTGCCTTAAGACGTTTTACCATAAATACTTTTAGAGGAATTTCATTCAGATAAACAAAAGATAACAAAAAATTTCCTTTTCTGTTTTACTTTTTACTCTATCATTTTATCACTGATTAATATAAACTTCTATCAATTGTTTAATACTTTATCAAGTTCTAATAGAGCTCTGCCGTGTAATTTGCATACCCACTGGTATGTATAATTCATTTCCAGTGCTATCTCTTCCCACTTCTTGCTCTGGCAGTATCTCTTGTACAAAATCTGCTCGTATTCAGGATTGTTTAACTTCTGTATGTTGATTATTACGTTTGCTCTGGCTAAAGCAAATTCACGCATCAAATCATTCCACTCACATTCCTTTTCATTAATCTTGCATATTGTTTCTGCCATCTTATCCTGTGTTCCTGAAGACAGTACTCTCTCGCCCTGTTGGATTGCTCCAGTACTCACCACCATTTCCCTTAGGGTATCTATCTCTTCTTTTAGAATTTTCATCTTAGATTCAAGATTTCTAACCTGATTCAAGTATTCCTTTGCTGTCATTTCTTCCAAACTCTCAATCCTTTCTCTATTTTTCTGCATAAAAAAAACCAACCACCGAATATTGGTAGTTGGTTTCGAGCTGTTTTTTAATTTGGAAATTTTTCTTTTTCTATTTCCTCAATCGCAATAGCTATATATTGTCTCCATTTATTTCTATTTGTTTTTGAGCTCCACCAGATGCAAAGAAAGTACACAATCAATACTGCCATTTCTATAATAGCAATACGTGCAACATTAGCTGGATTAACAGCCGATGCTGTGGTTACAAATGAGAATGCTGCAATCAATAAAGATAACCAATTCAAATCATGACTCGTGCTGTTTTTATGTATTTCTAGTTGTGCCTTTAAAGTTAATAATTTATTTTTTTCACTTCCAATGCTGCTCTCCAAAATTCTTCTGGTACAATCAATTTCGTTGTGATACATTTTATTTGGATTTACTTTGTAAACCTTTTCTAACATATCACAAACTCTCGTAATATAATCCATACTTGGATCTCCTTTCTTTAATAAATTGTTTATTTTAGTTACAACTTAATTGTAACATATGTTTTTCACAGAAAAGATTTTGGCGCAAAACTCTCAACTACCAGTATTCAATTGTCAATGTACTCTCTACTACTTTTATTCTTCTTCGCTGTTTCCAGCTTGTACGTTCTCGCACATTCTACACTCGTCGCAGGGTGCTTCAATTCCGAATATGCACGCCATCTAATCACCTGCCTTTTATTTTCAATTTGTTTCTAAATGCAACATAGTCTTTAATTTCTGTTGATGCCTCGTTTTACTATCATTTTATCGTCAAACACCGTTGATATTTTTTTCGAAAATTCGGCGGCATTTTTGGGATTTCCCTTTGCGTAATATCTTTCTTCCTGCCTGTCTAATTCTTCTAGCTTTTCATCAAACAGCGCTATCACTTCATCTATATCGTAGGCTGTTGGCATCTGTTTGATTACTCCTTTAAACATTTCACCGCCTTCAATTCCAAATTTTTCAACAAATATTTGCGTGTATTCTTCTATTGATTTATCTGCATCTATTAATCGCATCCTGTTCACTCTCCTTCTTTGCTAATTTCTATGTTTAGAACGCAACATACAGAATAACAATTCGTTCATTGAACGTTTTCTTGATGACTGTCTGCTTGGTATTATTTTATATAATTTCCAACTCGTATCTGCTTCCAGAGGTGTTGGATTTTTAAATTCTTCATATATTTCTCGCGCATCTTTTAAGTTAATATGAGTAGGTATTGGCACCATAATCCCCACGTTATTGTTACTTTCTGGATAATTTTCTTTAAGATACTTCCAAAACTTATCCTCTCTTAAATCGTCCATTAATTCCTTGTACGTTTCCATTGTTGTGACTATATAGTTTTGTTCTCCATAAAATCTTAATCCATTACCGCTATATACATCATTCACACACGATTTAATTTCATAACAAATAAATTCTCCTTTCTCAATATCACTCACACAAGTAACACCTGCTGGAATAAATTGTATTAAATCAACTCTTTTCGGATGAGCTGTTCCATAATCTAGCGTAACCTCTTTGGCATAATATTTTCTGTCCTGCAAACTCTCTTCTAATAAATCAGTTAGGAACATTGTTGTCGCTTTCCTATTCATCTTCCTGCTCCTCTCTTTCTGCTAGTTTTGCGTATTTCCAAGAATTTACGTCAAGTTCGTTTACAGCACTCCAAGATGTTTTTCCCTCTTTCCAAGCATACACCCTTCCATTTTCATATTTAGCAAAATACCTTTTAATCCATTCTGATTTTAAGATGTCTTTAACCAATATCGGTGTATCAACCTCAACCTTGCTCCAATCGACCTGTTCAACGTGTTCAGATTGTAGCCACTGCTCTACCTTTTTAGGACTACAACCGTCTTGGTCCTTAAACACACAATCTAAACAGAAAAGCTCATTACACATTTTCGGCTTTCCCGTTATTGAATCGATACCTATGTTTCTAATTATTATTTCCTTTAATTCATCTTTGTAATATTCGATATTTAACATTTCTCTCACTCCTTAACATTTCTTAACATTTTTTTAAATCCTCTATTGTCATCTGCTTTGCTGGAATATCTTCCCATTCAACTCCTATATAATCCAAAACTTTGCCCCATCCGTATTTTTCTCCTGTAGCTTTATCTTTGCAACATTTGTACATCCAAAACTCCCATTCTTTAGGATTTTCTTCTCTCAATCTATCGAATCTGTGTGGTCTTTTTTCAAGATGTATTCCAAATCCACACATTGAGCATCCGGTTCTTTGAGCTTTTGTTGTTCTTAGTGTTCCATCTGGTTCTTTTTCAATCACACCATATATTTCTGGAATGATTGTTTTAAGTGGTTCATATGGAATTATCTTTCCTTCCTTATTTCTGCTATAAGGTTGTTGCATATATAATTGTTCAAAAATGTCTATATGCTCTAAATACCATTGATTCATTTCTAAGGCTAACTTCAATATGTCTTGCCTTAAAAAGATTGCAAATGGTGCTGACCTGATTGTTGTTTTTCCGTAGTAATTACACCCATGTTCAACGAGAGCTTCTTCTCTCTGACCACCTTCTGACGCCATCATTCCAAGGTATGCATGTGAATTATGTTCTTTTGCCCAATCATTACAGGGCTTTTCTTTTAAGTAATAGCAACAATCATTTGACACTTTAAAATCAGGCTTATTATAATTAACTCCTTCATTCTCGTTTTCATAACCACCAAACAAATTCAGCCATTTTTGTGGCAACTTCATTCTGCTATTCTTTGCAAAATGTCCTAACTCTCCACATTCTCCTGTTATAATTGCATGTCTTACAGTCTTATTCTTGTCTGTAGGATTTTGAAGTAACTGTATTTTTCCTGCAATACGCTTACTTATTACTGGAAAACCAATATTGTTTAATACATCAACCTTTGTCTTGTATGATTTAACAATTTCTATACCTAATGCTTTGTGTACTTTTTGAATACTTTTATCTTCAACTCCCGATACAGATATTCCCGGTACATTTATTCCTATGCTTTTAAGCCATATGTATAGCGTAATACTATCTAAACCACCAACAGATACATGCGCATTAAGTCCACGTTCATGCATTTCATCATAAAACTCCCATGCTATACCTTTTTGTCTTGATAACTTGTCCTCATATGCAAGATTCTGTTTCTCCGTAAATTCTCTTTTTTTGTCTTGCTTTGCTTTCTTCCATGCATTCTTTACAAAATTGGGAGCATCATTTGTTACATATTCATTGTTTTCTATTAAAAATTCAAATTGTCCTTCCATTTCTTCCTGGAGTAAGAATTCTTTTATGTGCGCACAACTCTTCTCCTTTCGATTTTTTTATTTAATCACTGTTCTTAAGTCTCTTCTTTCAGTCTCCATGTCAATTCCACATTCTTCTGCAATTATGCTTATCTGCTCTTCCCATGTGCTGTAATCCTCTGCAATGCATTCAGCCTTGTTGTCGAATCTCTCAAACATCTGCTTTATTCTTTTGTTACCAAAACCAAATTCATCATGCATTGTTACAGCCATTAGGATTTTTACATACAGTACTGTATTGTACTTAACATTGTCACTGAATTTGTCTAAGTCTGCCTTTGATACCCTTAAAGGTAGGTCAATGGCATTTCTCATTTTCAGGTCTGCTTCCAAGGCATCCAATCCCTTTTCTCTTGCAAACCTCAGGGCATATGCCATACCCTCACGTCTTGCCTGTTCCTCTTTTGACATTCTTGCCATCCTTATTTCCTCCATTGCCATAAGCCTTTGCCCTAAAAATCTTTAGTGCATTGTCTCTTGGTCTTCCGTCATTTATGAACTCTTCCTGTTCGTGTGTTAAAATGCAGCCAAATTCCTTACTTGTCTTTTTTCTCATTCATTTTCTCCAGCTTCGCCTTAAGCTCTGCTCTCTCTTCCTTGATTCTTGCCAATCTTACGTGATCATCTGCTGATAAGATTGAAACTGAAAATAAAATCTGCGATTCCATTCTGTCCAATTCCTCTAAGCGAATTTCTATGTCCTTAACTTTCATTTTGTTGTTTCCTCCTCTTGTCTCTGTTTTCAATCAGTCGTCTTTCCAATGCCTGATAGTCATATTGCCTTTGGTCATTAAATGTCTTCTTGTTTTGTTGCTCTTTCTTTACAGGATAAAAATTACTCCAATCACCTGCTATGGCATTCTTGACTGCCTGTATTTTCTCTTCGTCCGTGTCTGCCACCTGTTCAAGTCTCTCAATCAATGTCTGTATCTGATAGCCAACAATCTGTCTTCCCTTTTGTTCCCTAAGTTCCAGAAATTGCCTAAACACGTCATTAAGGTTTTCGTTGGAAAAATACTTTATATTTTCTTTACTTTTGTTTTCTTTTATTTTCTTTTGTTGTATTTCCGTATCATTTATGTTGGTTTCTGTTACATTTACACTTGTTTCTGTTACATTTATCGGTTTTAATGGTTCATTTAATAAGGGTTGACCTTTTTCATCAATCAACCTGTACCTTGTTTTCTGGACTTTGTTCCTAACAGTCACTGTATCGTAGCGTCGCTGAATTCCAACAGAGGTTATAACTCCTTGCATCAGGAGGTCATGATCAAACAGACCTATGTCCGCACAAGAGAGAATAACTTGTAACACAAAGTCTTTTTTGTTAACCCATCTGTTACCGATTGTCTTGATGATTTTAACCGGAAGGTTCTTCTTGAGCTGTTCAAAGTTTTTAAACTCAAGAAAGTAACCCTCTCGGTAAACCATCGAAATGACTATGTCGTAAATGGTTTGACCCAATGGACCATATTCATTCATCAGATCCATTATTTTAAAGTCCTCATAATAATCAACATCTTTCGGGAAATAACTAAGTCCTGCCTTTATAGGTCTTCCCATTTGTTTCTCCCATCTTAATGTAGTTTCCTGCTTCATATTCCCTATATATCTGCATCCAATCATCAAGTGTCATTGTCACCAGGATGTCTGCATTGTTTTTCTTGTGAAACACTGCCGGAAGTTCATCCTGCCTTGAATCTCTTCTTGCCTGCTCCATCCAGTCATACAAGTGCATTTTTTCCTGATGTTTTGCTTCTATATGTATTCCCGGAAGTCCCACAACGTCTGCATCACCATTTGCCCCACAATACTGCTGGCCTCTTCTGGTTCTGTATCCGTATTCCCTTAGATGCCCGGCAAGTTGTCTTTCAAACCTTGCCCCCTTCTGCCTTGCATTAACTGCCATTCTGTATCTCCCTTACTCTTTTCCTTGTTGCCAGCAACGACCAACCTATTCTCTTTAATCTGCTGCTTTCCTGTTTGTAATACTTAATGACAAGTTCATCTTCCTCGCCCTCTATTGGTTGAAAATACCCTTGTCCGTTGGACAGATTAAGTATTACCGTGTTTCTTCTGGCCATTGCAATTTCTTCCCTTATGTCTCTGTCTGACAATCCTGTCACCTTCTCTAGCTTTTTTTTTGAAATCGCATTGTCCTTTCCGAAAGGGATGTAATCTGAAATGTTCATTGTCACGTCTCCTTTCTGCCTGCCACCATTTAGGTGACAGGTCTTACAATTTTGTGATATATATTTTGATTTATGACTGTCTGTTTTTTAATAATTGAAGAATGGCTTTGATTCTGTCTGAACCTTGTTTTCAGCCGGTTCCTCATTGTTTTTCTTTTCTTCTGGAACACTCTCTGTTTCCTCAACTGTCTGTTCTGCTGTCTGCTCCACTACTTCCTCATAAGTTTCATCTTCTGACTGCTCAACAGGTGTTGTTTCCACATATGTATGTGTTCCATCCTCATTAATTACTGTCATGTCGCTGTCAAGTGCTGTCTGTAGGTCAATGCTCATTATTCCCCACTTGCTTATGATTTGTCTCAACATTGTCTTGTATGCCATTCCGTCAAAGTCCTTGCTCCAGAAGGTCCACTTCGTTCCCTTCTTCAAGTCTGATGCATATCCCTGTGAATACTTCACTGCGTGAGCCTTCATCTTTTCCTTTGACCAGTACATTGCCTTCCTGAATCCATTGACATACTCAAACATTGCATAATAGCCAATTGTTTCTGCCTTTTCTCTCTCATTTTCATCTGAAATGAGATTTACTTCTATTTCTTCATTAAGTGGATCGAATCTGATTAACTCACCTTTCTTAATTGCCAGCACATTTAACTTCTTGTACTGTCCTGATCTGATTGCCAGCTGAATGTAGCCCTTGTATCCAAGCTGGAACTGTGCCACCTTTGTTCCTGTTTTGTTATCCTTGAACGGAACCATGTAATACTGTCCAAGCTGTGGACTTGGAGATAGATTAAGACTCTCTCCAAGCAATGCTGCACTTACTATTGATGAATTTTGACATTCCTGTAATGTTGGATTGTTTCCAACCGCACTTACTATTGAACTGATGAATCTCTTTCCGTTCTTTCCACCAACAACCTCATTAATCTGATTCTTTACTGCATCATTTTTCAAATATGCCGTAAAACTTGTTTCTTGTCTTTTTGCCAAACTGTTTGATACTGCCATTTCATTTCCTCCTACTGTATCTGCTCATATTTAATGTTGTTTTTCGTAAGGAACTCACCCAATGCATTGAGCTGTTTTCCTGTTCCACACACCCTGATTACTATTGTGTGTGTTTTCTCTTCCTGATTTTCTTCTGTTCTTTCTTCCTGTGCCTCTTCCTCAACAGTCTGTGAAACACTTTCCTGCTTCTGCTCCGGTTCCTTCTTTCCTGCCTCTGCAAGTTTTTCAGCTTCTGCCTTTTCTCTTGCCTGTCTTTCCTCAAGTTCTGCCTTTCTTCTTGCCTCATACTCGGCTTTTCTTCTTGCATTTTCCTCGTATGTCTGTTTAACCATCAATGCTTCTGTAATGTTGAGGGTTTCAATGTATTTCTGTTTCATTTCAAACTGATATTCACCGGTTTCAGCATTAATGACTTCCAAGTCGTGTCTTACACTGTCTCTCATATGCTCCATATCATTGGTTATTGACTTTAATGTTGTTGTCACATTCAGATAACTTTCCTTGAAAACACGTTTGAATGTGAGTATCTCCTTCAACTCTTCGGCACTTGCAAAGGTCTTGTCATATATCTCCTCAACCTTTATGAGCTTCTCTTCCTTTTTCTTCTGGTCATAAGCCTTTACCTGACTGTCAATGTTGGCATTTGCCTCATCTACAAGTGCAATCAGTTCCTTTACCTGGTCTTCAAACACACTGTATGGTTCAAGCATCATCTTCTTGACATCTTTCTTTCCGTCATTCAATGCCTTGCTGAACTTATTAAGTGCTGCCCTGTCAGCCTTTGCTTCCTTTATGTTTTCATCCGTGTACACCAATGACTTGTACACGTTTGCCTTTTCAGTAACTTCTTTTTTTAATTCCTCAAAGTTCCAATCAATGTGCTTTAGTGCATTATCCATTGTTGGATTGTAAATTTTTAATTCCATCTTTTTGGTATTCCTCCTGTTTTAAATTTCCGGCAGAATGAGAGCCGGCTTTTTTCTTTTTTTCACAAGCTCCATGAACTCCCTTTCTGACCTTTTTATTATTTCAATGTCTTCCTCAACATCTGCCCTTTCAATGTGATAATCCTTTGTGATTAGTCTTATGCTCTTATTCCACACACTCTTTATCTGTGCCCTGAGTTCGACAAACTCATATTCCGTCACCATCAGGTAATGAAGCACCTGTATGTAATAATTGTCCGGGATGTGTTCACCATCCCATTTTTCCTTGTGCATTGAACCAAAAAGCTCACTGGTCTTGCATTCAAATATGCCCTTCCTCCCGGTTTCAAGTTCTGTTAGTTCTCCATCAAGTGATGCGTGAGCAAACGGATACTTGTCATTGAGAAGCATGTTATCACCAAAGTATTCAACCTTGTATTCCGGGTGGTCCAATGCAAATATTGCTCTTATGTGTTCCTCTGCCCTGCTTCCATATATTACATACGGTTCATTTGATATGTCTCTTGGTTTGGTTATTCCAACCATTTCATTCCAAAACTCCACATTGTTCTTGTATGGATTAAGTCCCAACACTGCTGCTGCATCAGAACCACCTATCTTTCCCTTTCTTGCAAGAAGCCATTCAGGTTTACTTGCAAATTTCTTTCTTGTAACCATTTCTAATCAACCTGTTCATTAAGAATTTCATCTGTACAGTGCATCAACAATGTTACCAGTATCACCATTCCCAGAGCCACAAGTAACTGCCCTGCCTTGCTGTCTACCTCAATCCAGCCATTGACTAACAT